ATCAGAGCCTCGCGTTTGCTGTTGAACCGCTGCCAATCGTCGGAGAAGCCCCGGCTGCATAAACGTAAATGCCGTCAGTACCCGCGCTGAAAACAGAAAACACCGTTGAGCCGGCACCCCACGCATTGGCCGGGACAGACCGTTTGGTTACTTTATAGAGCCATGTCGTAACGCCATTTCCGCTAGCAACCGGCCCTCCGGTTGATATGATAACATCTGTCTTTTCGAAATAACGTTGGCACGTCACCAGTTCCTGATCGTATGGCCGCATGATCAGCGGCGACTGCGCGGCGGATGGCGCTTCGATGCCCGGTAGGACGACGACGCCGCTGATGACCAAATATTTACTTGCAGTAGCCACGCCGTTGATCTGCCCCGGTGCAGCCAGGTAATGCGCGCCGTGCCAGACATTTGCGGATGGCGCGGTGTAAGTCGTTCCGGCAGCTAAAATAAAAATAATGCTTAGTCCTGTTCCGTTTGTCGTTAGCCACGTTCCCGCAACATCACCCGGTATCGTGACAGTCTTGTATTCTTGTGCAGAGGCGACGTTCTGTGTGTAGGTTGTAACGTATGAACGGGTAACATCGTTATTGCGAATGGCTACGCTGTATAGCCCCGCCATCGAGTGGGAGGTCCAAAACCCAATCGTGAGGGGCTGTGGATTTGTTCTGCCCCAGTTTAACCGAGCGATACGATAGCCTTCGATGTAATGAAAAACCCCAATGAAGTCGCCAGCACTTAATGACGGCTTTGCCACTGAGCTGTTGATGTACAGGCGGTTTGGAATGCCGGGAAACGGAACAGCACTGTCTATTGCACCGGAGAGACCTGAGATCCCATCAGACTGCAGTTGCCAACCGTCACAGACATGGCCATTAGTGTTCCGCCCTGCCGTGCCCAGTTCCTGACTAACCTCCATCGACCCGTTGATCTGCATCCCGTTGTACGCCAGCGCGTCGAACGGCGCGGCGTAGATATTCTTGCGCGCCGTCGCTGCGGTTGCTGTCAATTCCGAAAGGTTGTTCGCCGCCAGCATGTCGCCGGCACCTAGTCCGTCGACGCCTGGCTGGCCAGCAATCGAGAACAGCCAGTCGGCATGCGTTCCCGAGCCGCCGATCTTATCGGATGTCATCGTCAGCGTGGTGCCGAAATAATCAGCGATGCCTTCCATCCAGTTGCTGGCGTTGGCAGCACTGGCTGCCCGAACCCTGGCCCCGTCATAGGCCAGGCTGCCTTGCGTGGTGAACATCTTGGTGCCGGTGCCGATCAAAAGCGACGTTGCCGACGTGCCGCCATAGCCTAGCGCAGTCAGCCCGAACGACATCACCCATACGCCGCCGGTCTTTTCCCACCACTGGCCAGTCGATGGCTTGAACGCCAGTTGCCCCTCGTCGCCATAGGACGGATCGGGCACCGTCTCGTCCGCGCCGAGAATGAACGGCAGACCGTCTACATGCAGCTTTTCCAGCATGACGCCGACATCTTCGGCGGCGGCGACACCGACCACGCGGCCGACATAGTTCTGATAGATCGCATAGGCTGCACCCGATTGCGCCGGCCCTTGCCACGGCGCGATCTTCAGATGCGTGGCGTCGGTTACTTCGGTGATCAGCACCTCGGCCAGGTTGTTGATCGATATGAAATCGCCCTGCTTGGCATTGATGCCGGACCACATCACGCCGGCGCCGGTGACGACCGTGCCGCCGGCCGCGACCGAAACCGTGCCGGTGAAATAGACTGGCAGTGCCATTACGAAAGCCTTTCGCGCAATGCAGTAATCGGATCGATGCCGTCAGGCGGCAACGACCAGTCGTTAATCATGTCGGCGACATCGCCAGTAAGCTCGCGCAGCATACGCCGATAATCGATCCAGTCGCGCCGGTCGTTGCCGTGGTGCGGATAGTCGTCCAACATGAATTCGTTGGTGCGCCGCAGTTCCTGGAACACCGCCGCCTTGACTTCGAACAGTGTCGGCAACCGAGACCGCCGTTTTTCCTCGGCGGTCTTTTCGACGACTGCATTTGCCACGGCGTCGAACCTTTCAATCAGCGGCTCGGGCACGAACGGCTCGTCGAACACTGCCAGGTTCATGCCGTCAGGCGCCACCGGATCGAACGAGTGTGTCCAGCCCATTATTTCCCCGTCCGACACGCGGTAGTAAATGGCAAAGATCATCGCTTGCCAACCGTCGCCCACAGCGTGCGAGTTAGTAATTGTGGCGCACCACTAACGCCATTTGTCCATTTAACCAGCACCGTAAACGTGTCAGTGCCACCGCTTGCGATAAATGAACGCGACCCAACCAACGCCAAAAAGCTGTCCTGGCTATTGATGGTTTGCACTGCCTGCACATTGGATCCATTGATCTCCAGATAGCCTGCCGGGGCGCCGCCAGTGCCGCCATAACCGACAATACCTTGCCATGCCGCTATGATAACCAGAGGCTTACCAGCCAGTCCGGTCGTATCGACTGATAGCGAGATTGAACTTACAGTGGTCGTACTGGCAACACTAATAACATCACCACGGCTTTCCGCCGCAGGAATGGTAACGGCATAGTCACCGATCGACAGCGACTTGACGGATAGCGCGCCGATCTTGCCGCTGTCGCTGGTGATGGTACCGGCCAACAGGCGGTCGGCCTGAATGTTATTAGCCTTCAGACGTGTGGTGTCGATCGTCTCGGCTTCGATCTGTGTTGCGGTAATTGATGCCGATACAATCTTGGTGCCGGCAATCGTGCCGGTCGCATACATATCGCCGCGGATCGCGGTCTTTGGCGTACCGTCGACATTCGCCACCGTGAAGATCGGTACCGGCGCGCCGCCGCCGACGCCTGGCGATGCCACTTGAAACTTCTCGGTGGTGAATATGGTGGACGAAACCCCCGGCCCGCCGTTGATCAGTTCGAACCCGGTGGCATAGCCGTTGACATCAAGGGTAACGGAATATTGCGCAGCGGCCCAGCCCTCGATTGTTGCAATCGCGGTAGCGTTGACAGTAATTGCCGCAGAGTTGTCGGCAACGGATGCTTCAACAGTATCGATGCTGGTTGCCAACGCTGTATCGGCGTCGACCATCACCTCCTCTAGGTGGGTTATTTGCGCCGAGGCGTTCTCGGCTGTTGCCGATAGTTGTGTCCTGACTTCCTTCTGGTCGAGCCAGTTGCGCTGTCCTGCGGTCGACACCACGGTGGACAACCGCTGCTCGACCTCGGCCAGCCGGTCGCTAAGGTAGTCAATGACGCTGGTAGCCTGTACCGCGATCCAGGCTGGGATATCTGCAACCGGTTCCTCCGGCGTCACCACGGAAAGCCAGTCCGACCACAGCATCTCGCGCGGCGCAGACGGCAGGTATTGGCCGCGAACTTGGTAGGCGGTTTGCGGGATCAGGCCCTGCGAAATCAGCAGCGCCCCTGCCGCCAGTTGGTCAGTTCGTCCTCTGGTGACATGCGATAGATCAAAGGCCAGCCGCACCTCGTACTGGATACCGACCACACCTGGCAGCGAGCCATCCCATGATATCCTGATGGCAACGCGGCGGCCAAGCCCGTCAGCATCGTACAGGATCGTGCCCTCGGCATACCAGTCGATGACGCCCTGCGGCGCCGGTCGCGGAAACACCGTCGGTCCGGTCGACACCCCGGTGTAGTCAACGACATGATCCCAGTCGTAATCGGACGGGTCGATCTCGGTGACGTTGAGAACCACGTCAAGGTTGCCGCGATCGACCGCGCTGTCGACCCGAAACAGCTTGTCCTCGTAGCCATTGCGAAAACTGTTCCAGCTGCCGATGTCACCGGGCTCGACCACCCAGTAGGCCGGCGGGAACGGCAGCACATGGGTGCGCGCCCGCTGCGCTTCCTCGATGCCGGATTTCTGTAGCCGCTGCACCTGCGCGCGATACGGCACGAAGGCGAATTGCGGGTTTGCCATCAGCCGGCGGTTGCCGTCGCGAACCTCAAGGTCGGTGCGGTACAGCGCCGGCGCGGTGGCGGTTTCCCAGCCCTGCGCCGGGTCGGGATAGGTGCCCTGGATACCGTTGACGCTGTCGGCCAGCCCGAAGAACG